TCCCCTGACGAGGGCGGGCATGAAGGCAGGCCCAAACGGGGTCCGACCGATGAGCGCCGCCCCGATCCCAGCCACGCCTTGCGCCAGCTGGCTCTGGTCGAGCTCCGAGGTAAAGACGCCGGGGCTGAGAAACTTTTGCGCCATCTGTAAGATGTCTCCCTAAGGTGCGGTTCTAAGCATAGAACTCACACCAAGCTAAGTCTAAATAGACGTGTAGAAGCCCAACGGCCTCTTTTTCTCAAAATTCTCGGGTAAAATCTCTGGGGCCTTATTCTGGTTCGTCGGGGAACATCTTCTTGAACTGCTCCCTGGAAAGGATAGACTCCTTGAACCCCACGGCATATGCGGTCTTGGTGATCTTCACCGAAGGCTTTTCCCCTTCTGTGTCCAGGGTCAGGTTGGCCGGAACCCTGAAAGTCGTGTGGTAACGGACGATGCGCTCCTGGTCGGTGAACTCTTCGAAGTTCGAGGAGTCCGACATGGTACCGTCAAAAAAGCCAACGAAGTACCCACCCTTGAGGGCCGGCCTGTCTTCGAACTCTTCTCCGTTCTCGGAATGGCGGTTGTCGTTCGTGATCTGCGCCACGAAGGTCTTCCGGATGTCCAGCTCCCGGAAGAGCTTCTCTAGAATCTTGTTCATCTGCTTCGTGTAGCTCGTCTGGATGACCAGCTCGTAGGTGAAGATGTTCCGGTCGGGGAACGGGATCTGGGTCACCTGGTAGACTGCCCCAGGTCCGGGACCCGTGATCGGGATGCCCGCCGAGGAGACCCGCTGGATGTTGTTCTGGAGCTGGTTGCTCTTCGGGTCGATCCGCTTGGCGATGGTCAGGTTGCCGGTCTGTGTGCCGAGGGCCTGCATGCTCGGGTCGGCGTCCATGCCGGTACGACGGACCGAGATGAGAGGGAGGACGAGCACTCCGGCCTGATCCCGGATCCCCTTCCGCTTGACGGCATAGCGCTCCCCCGAGCTGAAGATGACGGGCACCTTCTGCCTCTCTTGGGTAGGAGTCTCCACGGCGACGTCGACAGTACGGTCGAACCAGTCACGCACGGCACGGTCCACCGTCTCGATCGTGATCGGTTCGTACTCTACTTCCTGTCGAGCGTCGTCGTACTTGTTGTTCACCTGAGCCACTTCTCCTTGGCCTTCTTGATGACGAGCCGCATGGGCCCGTCCCCTTCGCAGATCGCGATCTGCTTCCAGTTCTCGTCTACCCTGGAGACGACGGCGAAGACCTTTCCACGGTAGAAGATCCCGCCGCCGGACGAGCCGTGATCGATGGGGATTGCGATCATCTCAGAGTGACGGTCTGTTCCCCGGTAGTGCTGGACCCCCATGTAGTGTCCGTCAGTCACGAACGCACGGTGGAGGTTCAAGACACCCCTGGGCGAGCCTACGTGGGTGACCATGGCTCCGATGGGAGGATCGCTGGTGGCCACGTCTATCACGTTGCCGGCCTTGCCGAGTACCCGCATGACACAGACGTCGTTCTCTTCGTCGATCTCTACGGGCATCGCCGGAAGCTGATCGAGATCCATCGTCCAGACAAAGTACTCTTCACCGAGGACAGGGACTTCTACCGAAACCTCTTCGTTGAGCGGGACGGTCACCGTCTCCTTTGGCTTGCAGACGTGAGCCGCGGTGAGGACCAGACTTTCTCCGCCCTTCACAGCGATGACGACTCCCGAACCGGTCGCCCCGCCCTTCATGGGCTTGAGCTTCTTCTCCTTGAGGTCGGGGACCAGGGCCGTGATGAGGTGGTCGATCTGGACCGTCCCCTGCATCAGCCTCTGGGTCTCCGCCGCGGTCGGGTCTCCCATCGGGTCCCAGAGCCTCGGACTGTGATGGGCGCAAGATGTGCAACCCAGGGAGAAGAGAGCGAGAGCAAGGACGAGGGACATGATCTTCATACGACGGGCTCCTTAAATAGATATAGATCTTACCACTTCTGCCACTGGTTTGATCCCGGGTCAAAATAGTAACGTGCCGAACCCGAGTCAGGCAAGATCTCCGCCAGCGCTCCCTCGATGGTATTGGCCCCGTTGATGCTGCCCGAGACGATGAGATTTCCACCCGTTCGGTTCTTGATGATGTTGATGTGACCGTTTCCGGGAGTCAGGAACAGGTAGACTGTCGAACAACCCGGCTGAGCCTGGAAGATCTCGATGGTCTGGTCGAGAGAGAAGTCGCCGTTGAACGAGAAGAAGCGAGCCTCACGACCGCCCTGGAACCTCGTGACGGGAGAGAAGATATAGAGGTCCGCACCGTTGCCCGGGGCGCCGTTGCCGCCGATGTACAGGTGTGATCCTGGCGTGACGGCGTCTACGAATGTGGTAAAAAGTCCCGCAGACGCTGTCACCACCTCCGCATGGAGCGCCCCCCACGGTGAGGAAGTAGTCCCCAGGTCTACCCCGTGAAAGTTCGAGTAGAACTGTCCGCTGCCGATCGTGAAGAAGGTGCCCTGGGCCTCGAGGAAGAGAGCGGCGGCTGCTCCGACCGTCAGATTTCTTCCGTTGGGAGTCGAGATGAGGGCGCCGTCACCGTCCTCTCCGATGTACACGAGCTCCTGACCGGCCGTCCGCACGGACAGGAACTTCTGCGTCCCGTTCTGGAGGTCCAGACCGTTGACGGTATCGATGATCGCCGCGACTGAACCGTTTACGTTCGGAACTCCCGAGTTGAGTCTGACCGTCCCCGTACAGAAGATCCCTCCCAGGGAGGCGGTCACTCCACTGTAGAACGTCGTGGATCCCGAGAAGAAGCTATCGTTCGCGAAGACGGTCGTCCCGAATCCGAATGAACCAGTCTGTCCGCCACCGACGAAGAGTGTGTTTGCTCCGCCGTTCGTGTAGAAAGTTACGTCGCCACCGTTCAGACGTTGGAAGTCGTTCGTCTGGATCACGCCGTTGCAGTTGACGACAGACGAGACGACGATGGGTATGACGGCCTGCGAAGTGACGAGCAGGCTTGAAGCTGTCAGTGGAGCGTTGACGGTCAGTGGGACGTTCGCAGTGATCCCGTTGAAGAACAGGTCCAGCACGTCCGTACCGTAGACGGTGAATAGCTGTGCCGTCGCAGTGAGGTCGTGTGAGGTGGCGGGACCCGCTCCAGAGTTGGCGTAGCTGTTGGCGAGAATTACCTGTTGGGTGACAGGATCAAAGGTAAGCGATCCACTCCCGTTGGCCCTGTCCTTGACGACGTTCGTCAACACGGGGTTCTGGAAGATGTGGACGCCCGTCCAGGTCGGGGAGAACGCCTGGTCGAGAGACGCCGTGCCCGCGCTCGTGATGGGGTTCGGAGTGAGGACGACACCCGGGCCTGCGGCAAGCCCCGTGATGCTGCTTCCTGTCGGACCTGCTGGACCTATGGGTCCCTGACTGCCGGAGGGTCCGATGGGCCCCTGTGTGCCCGAGGGACCCTGCGAACCAGGGGATCCCGGAGGACCTGCCGGTCCGGTGGTCCAGACCACCTCATAGAACTTGACGGCGTCCGGAACCCCGAAGCTGGCCGAGAGCGGCCTCGGGTCGAAGTTGATGACCCCGTCCCAGACGTAGCCGATGGAGCTGGAGACCCGCTGGTTCTCCAGGGCCGCGTAGGTCGCCAGGCTGTTGTTCTGGAGATAGCTCGTGACGTTGAAGAAGACGAGGCTGCTAGTAGACGGGCTCGGCGGTACGTTGACCGCCGGGAATCCGACCAGCTGGACAGGAACTGAGCCCGTGTTGTAACAGAGGAGAGGCATTATCCGACGATGTTCCCCTGGTCATCATACCAGTAGAGGCCGTCCGAGTTCTGCTCCTGGTGCGCGTCCGAGTTGAAGATCTCCAGCCCCTTGACCTTGTTCGCCGGTGGGCGGGTCGTGTTGCTGTAGACGGGCAGCTCCTCGCGACCGGGCTGCTTCCCGGGCTCGTCTACGAAGGCTCCCTGCTGGCTTCCCCCTGAGGAGTAGGTGGCACGGGTTCCTTCGGGCAGCTGCCGGGTGAAGCTCGGCTTGCTGTCCAACGGGTGGGTGTGGTCCACGTTCTGGTTGGAGACCGCACCGTTGGAGAACTGCTGCTCACGGGCCGGGACCAGCTTGCACTTGGTCATGAGCTTGTTGTTGACCTGTCCGAAGATCAGCTGGGGCTTGGTCACCGAGGTGATCTCGTAGTACTGCTGCCCGTACTCCACGAAGTCGCCTTCACGCGGCTTGAGGTTCCGCTGCTCGAGCTCCTGGGTGTGGAAGTACACCTCGCTGGCGTACTCGGAGTCCGAACCCCAGAGGCCAGTCTTCGTGGTGGGGTTGTCGTAGAGGACCCGGGCGGTGCAGCGGACGGGCGCGGCCCAGACCTTCTTGACGGACTCGTTGTAGAGGTCGTCCACCTTCGTCTTGTCCAGGAGGATCGCGTAGTACAGGATCTCCTCGTCGACCACGTGCTGGTGCAGCTCGCGGATGATCGAGTTGACGAAGGCGATCTCTCTTGTGCCGACGAACTTGCGGGCCATGGGTTAACCGATGTAGATCCCGAGCGGAACGTTCTTGATGGTGTTCTCCAGGTCGGCCGCCATCTGGGCCTCCCGGGCGATCAGCTTGTCGTAGGTCGTGTCCTCCAGCAGCTCCTTGAGCTCCGCGCGCAGGCTGTCCTGCTCCGCCTTGGAGTCGGTGAGGAGCTCCGAACCGTCCAGGGTGAGGTCCCCGTTTGGGATCGGGATGGTCTGCATCTTTCCACGGACGCGCCCGAGGACCTCCTTGGAGAGGGCCACGGTCATCTTCCTGATCCACTGCTTGCCGATGGAGTTCAGGGCCGAGTACTTGATGTTGTCGAACGGGATGTTCGACATGTTCGCCACACCGTCCACCGTCTTGTCACCGGGAACGCTCGGCGCGTACGGGTCCTGCGCCACCGTGTAGGTGAAGAAGATCGGGATGTTCATCTGCGGCGACGGGTACAGCGTCAGCTCGTTGTGGTGCAGGTCGTAGCTGTAGTTCGAACGCCGGACCTTGTTGCTCATCTTGAACTGCATGCCGCGGAGGACGTCCTCCCAGATGGGCAGCAGGTAGAAGATGGTCTCCGGGGTGAACGACTCGAAGCTGAACTCGTTGTTCAGGTAGTTGATGGCGGAGGTCGTGCCGAAGAACCGGAAGGCCGAGAGCGGGTCCGGGTGGAAGATCTCCTTGATGTAGATCCGCATCGGCTGCCCGTCCGAACCGGTCGGGAAGTTGGCAGGTCCCTGCGGATTGGAGCCGCCGTGGAACGAGCCGGTGCCGCTGACGAGCGGGTTCAGGTCGTACTTGGAGACACCGGTCTGCACCATGATGGAGGCCGACATGATGTTGGCGTCGCCCACCCCGACCTCGTCGGAGAACGGTCCGGCCAGACGCTTGGCCAGCTCTAGGCTCTTGTTTGGGTACTGGTTCTCGTGACCCGTGAGTGATCCCGTGGGGGTACCTAGGAGTGTGCTGAGGACGCTCTTGGCCTGGTACATGTTGATGATGGCCGAGTACTCGAGGACGGCTTCCTCGAAGGACTCGTACACGTTGTCCGGCGTGAGCTCGACCTGCATGACAGGGTCGCCCAGCTTCCGGAAAACGAAGTCCAGCATCTTGTCGGCGTCGACCTGGAACTGCGGGTCCTGGTCGTAGATGCCGAAGGCGGTCTGCCCGGTGTTGGGAACGAACGGCACTGTCTACTTTCCTCCGAGGGGGACCCGCTCACAGATGTACTCGTGACAGAGCTTTTCCTCGTCTTCGCTTGTGGCGTATATGTCGGCCTGCTCCACCCAGTCCTGCACGATCTTCTCGATCTCCCTGAGGAGCTTCACCAGCTCGGCGTTCCCCTTCGCGGTCTTGGACTTGTCGTAGATGTCACCGATCTTGGCGGCCAGCCGGTGTAGGTCCATCTCGGACACATCCAACGGCGGGTCATCCTCGTTCTTCCACTTGGGAGAGTCCTTGATCCATGCCTTGATACGTTCCAGGGCGCGCTTCTTGGAGACGTCCGAAGCCTCGTGGAGCCGGAACACCTCTGTGAGGAGGGGTGCCATGGTTACAGGTCTCCGCCTCCATTGAAGCCCTTGGTCGGATCACGTTGCCCCTCACCGGGACCCGCGCTTCCGCCGGTGCTGCCGGCCGGAGGGCCGTCCTTGTCGAGCTCGGCCGGGTCTTCTCCCTCACCGGCTTCCATGTCGTGAGCGAAAGCCCGGAGCATCTCGGCCACCTTGGGGTCGCCCTTCGAATGCTTCTGGACGATCTTCTCCAGCTCGGGCTTCATGTCGGATTCGCTCATCCGGCCACGACCGATGTTGGAGCCGTAGGTGCGGCCCTGGAGGTTCTTCTTGTTGGGGAAGCCACCCTCACGCTTGAGGGAGTAGGCGGAACCCACGTTGATCGGGCGGGCGCCCGATACGAGGAAGACTTCGTTGAGTGAGGGGAGCTTCTTTGCCATCTTTCTGGTCTCCTAGAATAAGGCTCTACCAGATAGGTAGGCGCGCCCTAAGAGACGCGCCTCCAGAAAGAGGAATCTAAGAGGAAGGGAAGTTAGACCAGGATCGAGCCGCTGCGACCGGCGAAGACCGCTTCGGCCAGACGGTCGAGAGCGTTCGCCAACGTGGTCGGAGCAGGCGCCTGCCAGTGACTGGAGCTCACCGGTGCGTAGGCCCCAGCACCGCCTGCGGAACCGCTGAGGTTGCCGACAGCATTGTCCACGAGGAGGAAGGCGTCGTCGATGGCTTCGCGAAGCTGGACTCCAGCCTGGTTCTGCTCTGCCTGGGGCCGAGGGTCGTGCGCCCGGTCGCTGATCTCGAACTTCTGGATTCCAAGGTTCTTTGTAGCCATGTTGTAACTAGCTCCCGTAGAAAAGATTGTGACCTGTGTCTGGAAAAAGAAAAGGGGCCCGTGAGGGCCCCTTCTCATCTTAGCTTAGGCTAAGGTCTTGGGTTAGATGACGTTCATGTCCT